TTGCAAAATTAGTCTGATAATAGTTCAGAAGATTGTCGTGAGAGAGGGCTAGTTGAAAAAATTCTGCAAACCTGAGATCTCAAATTCGTTTTCCTTCTTGCACTTTTCGCACTTGAACTTGATGTCCATTTGTAGTTTAGGCATGCTGGAAATGAATTCCTGAATCTTCAGAAATTGTGCCTGATTCAGCGAATCTACGAATTCGGCAAGTTCTTCACGCTTATGCTCTGCCGCGTGATATACTCCGTCCTTATCGTAGATCGTATCGATGCAGGCGATGATGACGTTGGTGATAGCTTCTGGCGTAAGCTTAGTATCCTGGTCAGAAAGAAAGTCAGCCTTTGGATAGTTCAGCGTGATACCGACTTCGTCATTTAGCTGAATCTTCTTTTCGACCTTTTCAGGAAACTGTACTTGTACCTCATCGAGATTGATCTCAATCTTATTGACGGCCTCACAGTGTTTGCACTTGATGCCCACACGAGAAACTTCACCAACAGATTTAGAACGCAGCTTGAGGAACAAGTATTCGAGGTCGAACGTACACAACTTGTCAGGATCAATCTTATTAAAAGTACAAGAAGAAACAATGTCCTTCATTGCTGTCATGATCTGCGAGTTGCTCTTTGACTCGAGTGCGATCATCAGTATCTTTTCTTCCTTGACTAGGTAAGGACGGTACATGACAGTCTTTCCAGTCGATGGAATCTTCACTTCATATTTTGGTATATCGATTTTAGGTAGTGCCATAATAATTACGGGTTAAATTCAATTCACTTCATAGTCAGTAAATGCCATAGTAACTGTCATCTTCTGCACTGAATTCTCTGCAGCATTATCGAAGCCAATTGCGCTTACAGTAATTGGAAATGCTTCTTTTAGCTTTACTTCGTAGACAACAGTATTCTCTTTGTCAAGTTGCTGAATAACAACATCGGCCGAATAATCGTTCTTGTATGCTGCTCTATATCGATTGACGTTTAATACTGTGTCAAGCCATGATTCAAATATTCTCTTCATCGAATATTGATTTGTCAGCAAGAACGTAAATACCACTTCCTCGTTCATATAACCAGTTGGCATTTTTTCTGTCTGGCGCAACAAGCCGTAATCGGCAGTCAATATTTGCTTTCCTGGAAAGCTTGCATTTTCGCAGAGGATAGTAAATTCTTGTGGAATCGATGCAATGCCTCGAGGAGGAGTCATAATGACGTTGAACCGATTTGTAGCAGCAAGACCGTTGCCTCGCGAGATAGCTGCCTTTAGATCGTTAATAGAATTCAGCGCCATAATTATGCCTTTTGGTAAATTGACTTAGAGTCTCGCCAGACAGCAGCCTTTTGAGCACCCTTGAAATGTTCTGTGGGCAGAAAGATTGCTGTTTCCCAGTCTGGAGCCATGATCTGCGCTGGGCGCGACTTCATCTGCTCAAACAAATAATGCTTTAAACACGGAGCAAAGTAACGCATCTTTCTTGCTCTGTTCAGCAATTCATATCGAACTCTTAACCGAGTTCGTTCTGTCAAAACATCATCAGAAATTGTTTCAAGCAGACGATCTAGAAATATTGCACGAATGCGCGGGTGTAAGTAATGCAGATTCATCCCCAGAAATCCGCCCGGTGCTGGCGCAAGCATAATGACAAGCGGAAACCTATCAAAGTATGGCAGCGTTTCTTTGTACTTTGCATCATAAAGGAACATATACATGAATCCCCATTTTGGAAGATTCTGTTGTTTGACCTCTGTGTCTCTGAGTAACTTATTGCGATTGATGCGACCGTTGAGTTCTTTGACTCTTTCTACGAACCAGTCTCTCGCCTCTTTCGAGCGAGCAGCATAACCAGTGCCCTGAAGCTCCTGGCGAAGCGATGAGAATAGTGATGGCATCGTGGCATCTATTTATAGCCCATCTTCAAAGTATTTTAATCCCCAGTCCTTTCAGCGTTTCCTCAGTCCATACCTCAAACTTCCATCCTCTGTCAAGTGCATAAGCATTTGCAGCCTCCCACTTACTGATGTTTTTAGCGTATGTCATTACCTCAGTAATATACTTGCGCGTTTTCTTACCTGGGTTCTTAGGTGGCTGCGATTCTTTCTTAGGCTTGATTTCGACAAGCAGTATGCGACCATCAGTAAACTCGATCTTTGCATCGACAAAGTAACGGTGAATCCGGCCATCTGTTTTGCAGCGGTATGGCACAATTACTTCTTCTGATGACCATGTCTTTACAAAGTCTGCACAATCTAGCCAACGAAACAGTTGTCGCTCCCACAGAGATCGATACACAATATTGGTAATATCGCCTCGATACTTTGATGGATTCTGCGGTGAGAATTTACCCTTGTAAGACATATAAATAGTTTGATTCCTCGAGTCTTCTAACTATTTATGCCCTCTAATTCAGAATCTAGTTTGCAGAATATTGCGGCTGCAGCCACGAATATACTAGAGAACTCCGGTGCTCGAGTAACTGCCGAGGCGCGTGCTGTTAGAAACATCGAAAGATACACCACAGCTGGAAGTTCGGGTATATTCGTTTTTCCTTCTAATATGCGTAATAGCTCTGCAGGTTATCCTCATATGGCATTCCGCACTGGATCAAGTTATATTTACTTTCCAATTCCAGCCGGCCTAACATTTTCAGATCAGGCTGAATATTCGTCGGTTGACCTAGGTTTGCTTGGTATAGAAATTGACAAAGGTATGGGGCCTACTGCAGGACAAGGAGCAGGCAAAGCGGTTGGCGTTACTGCTGGTATTGGCGCTTCAATTCTTGCTAAAGCAAAAGGATATCAAAAGACTTCAGATGCACTTACGCTAGGCACTGGGAGACTGATGTCGCCAAATAAAAGAACTTCGTTTCAGGGAATGTCAATTCGTACATTTGAGTTTGCATTTAAGATGATGGCCAAAAATGAATCAGATGCCAAGATGATTCGTGATATCAATACTATTTTTCGTCTGAACATTTATCCAAGTACAGAATTGGGCGGCGCAATTCTCAATTTTCCGCCTACTTGGTCAATTAAGTTTTACAATATAAACGGTTTAGAAAACACACACATTCCTAGAATTTATGATGAGTGCTTTTTGACTGCAGTAAATTCAACTTATAATGCTGGCTCAAATCTATTTCATCCTGACGGATCACCCGTTGAAGTAGACATTTCGTTAAGGTTTGAAGAGGCCAAGGCTCTGACGCGCGACGATCTATACAGACTTGCTGATTATTCATCTTAAAGCATATGCCATTCTTTCGTCAGTTTCCAAAAACTAATTACGATTTCTTTAATCGAGGAGTCAATTATGAAATTGTAGATTTCTTTAGGTATGTTAATGCAGACCTTGCACTGCTTGATGATGTTTCCGTATACTCATACTATAAAGTTCAAAATGGCGAGCGACCGGATGTAGTATCGATGAAACTATATGGAACACCAGAGTACTATTGGACATTCTTTATTATTAATGACCATCTTAAATCTGGGTTGGCAAATTGGCCAATGTCCCCAGAGGTGTTTGAGGATTACATGAAGGAAGAGTACGGTGGATATGCTATTAGTTCTAAGGTCGATGTCGTTGTAAATTTAGATGGTGAAAAATTAGCAACGAACACGCTTGCAAATGAATTTCCTATAGGCACTCCTGTATCTGCCACTCATGAAGGAATCACTACCGCAACGGGAATAGTATACGCCAGAAATACTCAATTGGCTCAGCTCATAATCAAAGATGTCGTTGAGTTAACTAATCCTCCATTTGTTGAAACTGGTAGAATTATAAGTGATACGCATGAATTACGAATTGAGGAGTGGACAGAATTTAGAAATGCAGTTCATCACTACGAAGATGCGGAAGGCAATATATCTTATGATCCATATTATTTTGACTCCGTAGAAGTAGAAGGAAATTTAGAAAATCTTAATTTGACTCCTGTTAAGAATTATGAATATGAAAGCAAACTGAATGACGAGCGCGCTGACATTCGAATCATCAAGCCATCGCTCATCAATCAGTTTGCGCACCAGTATCGCACTCTGATCAATGCTAACTAATGTCAATCTTTCTCCCGGAGGTTCTTCCGGTGTTAATCCGTCTGCGTATCGGATCAACAAGATTATACTGACTAACCACGGTGGAAGAGAAGTAGACATTGCTGGTTTAGTCACTGATTTCTTTATTACCGAAAGCATTTATTCTCCATTTCTGGCGCTTGAAATGAATGTCAGGGATGATGTTAACTTCATCGAGGAATACCAGATATCTGGTCAAGAAAAGATTCTCGTGTCATTCTCAAAAAACGAATATCAAGAAGACATTTTTCCAGAAGAAGGTTATCTTGATGAGGTAACTATCGAACATACATTTATTGCAACTGAATATCCGGTATTTGCTAAAGCATCAAATAACCGCTCGCAAGCATTTGTAATTCGCGCAATTTCTCCTCATGCATATCTTGCTAAATTTAAAAAGATATCTCGAGCATATAACGATAACGCAGTTAATATTATTAAAAACATTTTAGTTAATGATCTAGGATACGAAGAGAATAAGATTATTGTATCAAACCTTTCCTCGCCTCAGATGCGAGTAATTATTCCTTATCTTGATCCACTGAGTGCGATCGCATGGATATTGCGCCGCAGCTTTGATGAAAATTCTGCACCTATATTTTGCTACGAAACACTATCAGATAAACTGATGATTCAGTCATACTCTGATTTTGTATCCTCAAATAACTATCCTCATCGGGAATATAGAGAAGGTAAGTTTTTTACAAATGAGTTATTCGATGACCATACGCAGGCATATCTGCAAATGTCCTCGAGAATTCTTGGAATATCTTCTGATATCCACTTATCTAAATTTGTGCCGGGATCACAAGGCGCGTATTCAAGTAGCACAAAATATGTAGATATAGCAAAGAAATACTTTTACGAAGATGCTTTTGATTATATCAGCGAATTTGATTCGATGGTATGGATTGATAAAGGTAAATCAATCTCATCAATGTTTAAAGTTATGCCAAATGAGCGATCATTAAATGAATATGATGAGTCTCATGTTAATAACATTTCGCTCAATACATTATCTTATGACGCTACTTCTGGTGAAGTAAATTATCATCAGTCGACCACAGGAAATACACTGAACAAAGCTATTTCTTATATTGAAAATTTAGATTCGATTGTGCATGAACTACAGCTTTACGGAGACGCACTCATGCGTTCTGGCAAATGTGTCAATATACAGCTCGTAAAGCCTCAAGATCCCGATGTTGAAATAAGAGAAGACAAAGCCAAGGGCGGACAATCAAAAGATGAATTTTTATCTGGCCGCTATATTGTTACTGGAGTAAAGCATTCATTTGGAAACGAGTATTTCATGCAGATTAGAATAAAGAAGGATTCCTTCTCTTATATTTTTGAAGAATACGATGAATACGATTGACCATTTCGTAGGCGGCCATTTTAGTTGGTTTACTGGTGTTGTTGAAGACATACTTGATCCTTTGCAAATGGGGCGAGTAAGAGTAAGGTGCTTCGGTTATCATACTGCGAACAAAACAGAAATTGCTACGGAAGATCTTCCATGGGCTTCCGTGATGACGCCAATTCATTCTGCATCGATGTCAGGAATTGGTTATTCTGCAACTGGTGTGCTGCAGGGATCATGGGTCGTTGGATTTTTCCGCGATGGCCCATCTGCTCAGGATCCAATCGTGCTAGGAACTATTCCTGCTATTTCTACCGAGGTTGATCGCACAAAAGGATTTTGTGATCCGGATGAAGCTTATCCGCTTCCCGGATTAGTCGATCAACCGGATATGCCTCGAGAGTCAAGTGACAGATATAAAGATGCTCCCGCATATTCTCGTAGAAAAGATCTTCGGCAGGAAAGCATTGAAACAGCAATTCCGCCAAAGGTTGAATCAGTTGTTCCTGCAGATTCAGACAGCTATTACGAAAGAAAGACGTGGAGTGTTTGGGATGTAGATGATGTGGTAAATCCAGTTTACCCAATGAATCATTCTTATCATTCGGAGTCTGGACACGTCAAGGAAATCGACGATACTCCGTACTACGGTCGATTAATGGAAATGCATCGCTCAGGTACATATACTGAAATCAATAATGCGGGCGATAAGACTACAACTATTGTGGGAGACAATTATGTAGTCGTGCTAGGCAACGATAACATCTATATCAAAGGCTCAGCAAATATCACAATCGATGGTGACCTAAGACAACTAATCAAGGGCAATTACCACATCGAGGTAGAAGGTAACAAGACAGAATATATTAAAGGAACGCGCCAATCAAAGATTGGTCAATCTGAGCATATCGAGATTGGTCAGGATTATGCATCAAACGTCATCAATGACAGAATCTCGCGCATCGGTGGAAATACGACAATCATTCGAGACGGAAATAAAGACGAAACGATTGCGGGAAACTCAGATGTTCTTGTTAACGGAAATGACGGTCATATCGTAATTGGCGAACGGCAGGAATATACTGGGTCACACTTCGAATGCACTACAACTGGTCATTTGATTGTAGTATCAAATGAGTTTATGTCGTTAAGCTCAGCATCAACGCTGGAAATGGATATTACTGGAAATGTCACGCAGATATTTGGCGCTGCGCAGACAGTAAACGTCACTGGTGCGGTATCTGAAACAATCGGTGGTAATCAATCCACGAGTGT